GGATTTGTTGCGGCTTCACCTTCATCAAGTATTTCAGGTATTTGATAGTCACCTGCACTAGCAGGTCTATTAGCAAAGGCTTCTGTTTCTAACTCTTGCAAAACATTAGCTTTTATATCTTCTTCTTTTTTTCCCTTCCATGACTCTAATTCTGAGTATGACTTTGCCATATCTTCCCATGTATTAAATTTTTCAGGTAAGCCTTCAGGTCTTGTTGGTTCAGCTACAGACTCAACAGATGTGGGAGGCACACTTGTTTCGGTTGGGGTTTCTGTAGCTGATTCTGTTGGTGTTACTTGTTCTTCACTCATTTCTTTATCCTTTGTGCATGGTTGATTCTCTTAACTATTAAAGCCACTAAATATCGTTGCCCTTCCAGATGCCTTAACTCTGCATCTGAAATATTAGCACCACTAACTGCTTCGATAGTTATTGACTTTAAATACTGTAACATCTCCAAACCATTTGGAGTTTTGAATACTGATTCTATTACTTTGGAAATTTGTTCGTCTTGTTCTTTGGGTCTAGGGTATCCGTCAACCCCCAAGTGTTGAGGCATTAGGTAGTTCTCCTTGTTGTTGCATCTGTTGCATTTGTTGTGCCATCTGCACTAACTGCTGTCTTTCATCTGCATCTCTAATTAAATTGTCAGGCACACCAAATTTCTTTGCTAAATACAATGCAGTTTCTTCTGATGATATAAGTATATTTAATATCTCAGGACCGAATGATCCTGCCACAGTTTGTAGAAAACGATTAAGAGAAACAATATCTTGATTGCTTTGTGCTTGTGCTAGGGGAGAAACACTGCGAATCTTAACTTCTCTACCATTTACTGTTGGCATTTCTATTCGACCCTGCTTTTGTAATATATAGATAACTCTTTGTAATAATGGTTGCACCATCTCAGATTGCAATCTACCAAATGCTGATCCTATCTTTCTTGATAGATCTGCCATACGTTCTGCAACCTCTGTAGCTGATGCAGGTGTTTTATTAGGATCACCCAACATATCATTATACAAGGCTCTCTTTATATTATTCCTCATGTCATTTAAAATTAAGTTAGCTACATCAAAAGAACCTGCGGCTCTAATTGGCTGTAGTCCTTGAGAGTTTGGTGCTTTTGGAATGACAGTTCCGGGAACGAGATTGATTGTGTCAACATTAATAACACCATCATCATCAATCTGATAGATACCTGATATAGCCATCTGTGCATTCTCAAGGATCATTTCTATAGTTAGATTACAAGTCTTGATTGCACTAAGTGCATTTAATGCAGGTCCTCTGCCATATATCTCACCACTTGCTTTACTCCATCTAAAAGCTATAAAAGGATTTGACCCAACCCCTTTATATATTTCAGACATAATCATTTCTTTGTCTGTTACATCTATAATATAAAATCCATACTTCTCTTCATTTGGGTCATCATATAACCTACAAGATACTTCTAATATTTTAGATTTACCTTCAGGATCTCTAGTAATTCTTTCTGCAATCTGTGGTGTTAATACAGCATTAGGATATGCAACTGGTAAGTCTGCATTTTTAATACTACGTTCTCTATAAACATGATCTACTTTGCCATCAGGTCCAGTATCTAAAACAACATGAGGTAAAGGTATAGATTGAAATCTAATTGGATTTACTGCATCACCTTCCATTATACACAATACAGCAGTGCCAAGTGCCAAATCTATAAAGCATTCATGTATCTCTTGTGCAAAGTTTGATGTTTGCAATATTTCAAATACATAATCTGTAACTGCATCTAGTGCATTATTTATATCATCTTTTTCTTCTTCAGGAACTTCTTGTCCAGTAACAAAGTCTGCCCACCTAGCAAAGTTAGGTGTTAATCCTGACTGTAGTCTTGATGCAAATTCTTGAATACCTACGACTGCTGTTTCATCAAATATTCTGTCATCTCGTCTTTCACCTATTGTTACAGTTTTAAAACCTTGACGTTGTGGCAAACAAAAATCATATATTTCATCATAAATATCTTCAAAGTGTAGCCTATGAGATTTAGCTTTCTCAAAGTTTTGAAGTAAATTTTCTACAGTCTTTTCGTGCATTATCTATCGTATTCGTTGTAGAAACCTATGCCACCACCTGAACCTCGTAGCAATGATCTTCTACCACTACCTTTTCTTTTTGCAGTAATATTTTCTTCAAGCACCTCTTGTCTAGCATCTGCTCTCTTAGCTGTTTCAACTTCTTTTTGAGCATCTCTTTCCATCTCAGCTTCTTTTTCTTCAACTGTTGGAGGTGGAGGACTTGAACGACCACTAGGTAAACACATTAGGATCTCCTTACATTCTTGCCCATAAGCCTTGCCTTCTTTGTTGTTTTGGTCTGCGATTAAAGACATCATACTCTACTCTAGCATTAAAAGTTTCTATCTTTTTATTCATGCCTAGTACCTGCCTTCCCTCACCTGACCCTAACATTAAATACTGCAAAGCATCATGGATATGTGAGTATCTATCTTTAAGAGGTTTATCTTCATATCGTTCTCCTGACACTTGAAGTCTACGATATTGATAACCCCCCTCAAATCCTTTTACCAATTCTTTGCACCTAAAGTCAATCAAAATTCCTGATAAGCCATCTACCATACGATTTAATACAGATGATACAGACTCAATTCGTAACGCAACATCATTGCTTTGCGTAGGTCTGGCAGTCAATCCTGCACCTCGCAATATCTGAAAAGGAGTTGATTCATCTGTTTGAGATCTAAAATCTCCTGCAGGATCTCCGTATATATGCACTTCACAGTTGGCATATCGTGTTGCTATTTCTGCACGAAGTAACTCTGCAAACCTAACAACTCCCATATCAAAAGCTACAATCTCTTGTAATATGTTCCATCTACCTCTCACCTTTTGACCAAAGACTGCCGCAGGTGTAAGACCAAAGTCCAATCCAATATATAATGGCACACCATCTGCAACTGGTATTTCTTCTTTAGCTACATGAGTTTCAGCTACAAACATATTATAAACTGGCTTACCATCTTGAATACTGCCAAGTCTATTCATAACATAGACATCTATCCAAGACTTTGTTTTACCTTGAACTAAGTTAGGATAATATGATTCTAAAATATTTTTTCTGTTCTCTGCTTTGTCATTTGGCACATATCCAGTAACTACACCTTCATCATCTTTTTCTTCTTTCATTCCACTAGGTTGTGTAAAGAACTGCCAGTTATCAGGCTTGATTAACATACGACTTTCTTCCAATGAAATGTGATCTGGAACTGGAACTTCACCTGACATGATTGACCACCAGTGATCTTCTTCAGGACTGTTAGTATCACAAATAACACCTGACCATGTAGCACCACCATCTTTAACAGATGGGTATCTTCCAACTCTCATAGTACAAGCATCAATAATAGACTTCGGTATTTCTCTAGCCTCGTTGACCCACACCCCAGTAAGTTCTAATGATAATAATTTTTTTACATCTTCAGGTCTATCAAGTGCAAGAAAGATAACTTCCATTTCAAGATCACCTGCTGTTATCATATGAGTATATGGCACAGACCAAGCAAACTTTCCCCAATCTTCTTCAGGAAACCAATCAAGCCAAGTCTTTATAGTTGTTGTTCTAAGTTGTGGGTTGGTGTTTCTTATGATTGCCCATCTGCTTTTTCTCTTACCTGACTTATCAGGTTCTTGCATCAAGGCTCTTCTAAAAATTTCTATACTACAAGCAACTGACTTGCCACTACCAACTGGACCTCTGATGCCACGAAAGAAAGTATTATCTTTCATAAAAGCCTTTAAGACTTCACCATCAGGTTTGTATTTAAACTGTATCAATTTTTGTATTGACTCCGATTCTCAAAAGGGTGTCAACAGTTTCAGGACCTATGACAGCTATAACTTTATCAGCTTCCCTATCAGTACAAAATTGTTCAGGGTGATGTTTGAGGTGTACTCTCTTGACAACCTCACGGAGTATTCTTCTCTCTTCAATCTTTAATGTGTGTAGAAAGCTCATGTTGTAACCTACGAGTAGCTTCTGTATTTTTTCGTTTTTGCTGCAATCTTTTTTGGCTGTTTAGAAACTTGTTTACCTCTTCTAGTTGCCTCTCGCTTTTTAGCTGTAGAGGCGGCATACTCAGAGGAAGAAAGAGCCTTAATCGCCGCTTCAGGTAAATAACGTTCACCAGTAGCTTTTGACCCTTGTGTACTAGGTTTACCTGATTTGGTTCGCCACTTCTGTCTTGTCCATGCACGAAGAGATCTCTGTGATTTAGAAAGTGCCATTATCTATAGCCACCACCTTTAGCCTTATATTGTTTGGCTAACATCTGTGCTTTACGAGCAGACCACTGTCCTGCCTTGCCACCTTTTGTACCTGCCTTGATCCTATTGAACAATGCTTTCCTCATAGATGGTTTAGTATAGTTACCTGCTTCGTTGACTCTACTCTTAGACATTACTTCTTCTTTTTAGACTTCATAATTTTTTGTTGAAGCTGTTTTGGTAATGTCTTTTGTTTGGCAGTAAGACCTGCACCAGTTTTCTTTTTTGGTGGTCTACCTCTTGTTGATCCATATGTTCCTTTACCCATTGGCATAGCACTCTCCTTTTCTGCTGATTGAATCTTTATAAATTCATATTTATTTTTTCTTTGCCTTATTTCGTTTAGTAATCGCCCTAGCTTT